TTCCTTGACTATATGTTCGACGCAACCGTAATTGGCAAAGTCGCACGTACAGTTCGTATGAAGTCAGACACAGCCGAGATTGATCGTATGTCCGTTGGTGAGAAGCTTATGAAGCTTGCAACCGAAGGAGATAATGACGCTGCAAACAGTGGCGTAACTTTCTCAAAGATTTCTCTAACAACAAAGAAACTCCGCATGGACTGGGAGCTTTCAACTGAGTCTCTAGAAGACAACATCGAAGGTGCAGATCTAGAAGATCACATTGCACGTTTGATGGCGACACAAGCAGGAAATGACATCGAAGATGTTATTCTTAACGGTGACACATCGCTTTCTTCAGACGCTCTTTACAAGTCATTTGATGGCGTTGTAAAGAAGGCAAAGGCATCAGGTCGTGTCGTAGACGCAGCTGGCGCTGAAGTTTCTCGTGAAGTATTCAACAAGGCACTTAAGGCTATGCCACGTAAGTACAAGCAACGTCGTGGAGACCTTCGCTTCCTTGCTGGATCAAACTTGATTCAGGACTTCCTATACAAGAACAGTATTGGAACAAATCAGACAATTCCACAGGACATCGCTTCAAGCGTAATCCGTGGCGGAGTCGCACCACTAGGTGGACCTGCAGGATATGTAGCACCATTCGCATTCGGTATTCCGATCATCGAAGTTCCGCTACTTGCAGAAGCACAGACTGGTACACACTCAGGAGCTACAGGTTCACACGGAGATATCCACTTGTCATTCCCAAATAACGTTGTTATTGGAATCAAGCGTGATGTAACTGTTTACCGTTTCTTCTGGCCACGTAAGGACTCAATTGAGTACACAATGTATACTCGTGTTGGCGTCCAGATCGAACAAGCAGATGCTTGGGTTGTCGTAAAGAACGTTAAGGTTGCTTCTTAATTAATTAAGAAAAAGCCCCAGAAAGGCCCCCAATTAATTTTGGGGGCTTTTCATTTTAATTTAACAATGCTATAATTGAAGAACCTAACAAAGGAGAATATATGTCATTTGAGACATTGAAGGTAGCAGAACTCAGAAAAGTTGCAGAGGACTTTGCAGTTGACACTGATGGACTAAAGAACAAGGCAGATATTGTTGCCGCTCTTGCCGAAGAGGGAGTAACATGGTCTGTATATCAAAAGACTATTAAAGATATTGAAAAGGCAGAAGATGAGTTTAGTGAAGAGGCAGAAGAAATTCTTCCAAGATTCAACCCTAATGCTCAGCCAGAAAACACGGTTCTAGTTAGAATGACTAGAGAGAATTACAGATATGATATTATCGGTTTTACATTCACCAAAGAGCATCCTTTTGTTGCAATGACAGAAGATGACGCTCAAGAAATTTTTGACAAGGAGGAGGGTTTCCGCTTAGCAACTCCAAAGGAAGTTCAGGAGTACTACGCTTAACCTTTATTAAATGGAAATTCTAGTAAATTCAAATTCAGCAATAACGCACAAAGTATTTTGGCAGGGGCAGCTAACAGATGCAGATAGTTTGCCAGTTGTTAAGGTCTATGATATTACAGAAGATCCAGCAATAACTCCAGCAATAAATCCAGGAACAGTTTTAGCAACATTAGTTCCAGTGAAATCGGAAACAGACGCAGGCACATACAGCGTATATTTACCATTTGATTATAGTAATAGACAAAAGCAATTAAGGGTAACTTGGACATATCAAGTAAATGGATTAAATGCAAATAAAGAGCATAAAGTTTATGTGCAAACTCCATATACTGATATGAGCCAAGCAATAGAATATTTAGGGTTGGGGTCAGATTACTCTGACCCCAATTCAAAGTCATATGCTGAATTATGCAGTGCTGAAAGATACGCTAGAAAATTAATTGAGTCTTATACTGATCAACAATTTTATTTGTACGATGATGTAAAAATAGTTTACGGGTCTGGCTCAGACACATTGCCACTTCCAGAAAAAATATTTCAACTACACGAGTTATATCAAAATGATATAATCCTTTTAAATACAATTAGTGGTCTAGATAACTGGAACTATGACACAATTATTTCAGAAAGCGGATTTGGGATAAGAGTAAATAGAGCAAATATGTTGGACAATACTGTTTACGTAGCTAATGGAATGATACCTCCATCAGTTAATGACACCTGGGGTGGAGCATTTGCTTCAGGCTCAATCTATCGTGTTGCAGGTAAATTTGGATGGGAAGACGTGCCTGATGATGTCGAGCTTGCATGTGTTGAATTAATGAAAGATTATTTCTCCAAAGATAAAGTTTGGCGCAACAAGTACATGAAGTCTATTAAAACATTCGACTGGCAATTTGAATACAACTCAGCTACTTATGCAGGAACTGGAAATCTTTATGCAGACCAATTGCTATCCTCTTATGTTATAAATAAGATGGTTGTTATATAATGTATGATCTTGTTGACTCTGTTATGTCTATGTTTATGGATGTCTACAAGCCTTTTGATTTACAGGATGAAGATACAGGCTCAATAAAAAAAGACTGGCAATATGATAGAACTGTTCCTTGCAGCGCAAAAGGAATTATTAGCAACTCTTCTTCAAGCAGGACAGGCGACAGACAGATAATGTCTAATAAATATACCAATGATCAAATATTACAAATTAGAACATCAGAGAAAATAACATTAAGAGAAAAAATAACTAATATCAGAGACTCTGAAGGTAATGTAATTTGGGAAGAACTTAATTTCCCCACTAACACGCCTACCGTTTTTGAATTAATGGGCACTACTCCAATGACAGATCCTTTGGGTGGAGTAATTGGATATAACTCTACTGTAAAGAGATCGGAAAGTCAGACAATTGGACAATAGCACACTACTAGTCACCGCCGCCAGTGGGTTACAAAAAGGTATGGCTGGAACTCGTGGTACAGTTTTAAAGGATAGTACGGTTGCACAAATATCTGCAGCAGTGTATTATCAAGCTCAGGTTGTGTCAAAAATAACAACCAATAAACAATTTCAGGCTAAATTTCAATCAGTCATATTTAAACAACTAGATCAAGACTTTGGTCTGTATTTAGACTCTCAGGCTAGGATGAATCCTAAATCCCTACACCATATGTATGAGTGGAAGAGAACTGGAAATGCAGGATCTAGATTATTTAAACTAAATGCAATGGAAGCCACGGGGTTATCTTTTAAAATTTCTTCAGTATTCTTGCCATCTAAATCATCTGTTCCAAATAATTTTAGTAAAAAGAGACACGTGTTTACTAATAAAGCATCTATCATGGAAGCTGGAATGCCCCTAACAATTAGCCCAAGGTCAGCAGAGCGCTTAGTATTTGAAACTAGTACTGGAGTAGTATATATGCCTAAAGGGGCTTCTGTGACCGTTACAAAGCCAGGCGGAGGCAAAGCAACAGGAAGATTCCAAATAGCATATGCAAGATTCTTTACTGGTAACCTTGTAAACCTATCAATCAAAAAATCAGGATTTCAACAACTATTTAATTCATCTTTAACTAAGGCAATGAAGTTGCCTTCTGATGTAAGAAAAGTTAAATATTCTTTTACCCCTAATACATTAAATATGCAGGCAGAATCAGCAATTGCTGCAGCATTCGGAGGTGCTCTATGACAATAGATTACAAAGCAGACATCATGATTGATTTAAGAAAGTATCTCTGGGATCAATTAGAGCAAAATAACATATTTACATCAACAGACTATTACTCAGATAATGTCGGACAAGAGATTGTTCCAATCATTCCAGTTCAGCAGTCTCCAGAAATGAACCAATTTTTGAGCGGGAAGAAGCACATAGTCTACGATAAGATAGGAATGTCTTATGAGGATAACTGGGCAATATGCTGTGAGCAGATACTATTTACCATATATTCAACAGATGTTTCAGAGATCAATGAGATTAGAAATATGATGACCGACCTATTTAGAAGAATGGATGAGTCAGCTAGGGATACCAACAGGTTTTCTGGCATATCTCAAAAGTTTAAATTCTTTAGTATATTTATTGCTGATATATCCCCAACAGCCCCATCTGAAGAATTGGCAGGGTTCCTATCCTCAGATGTTATACTTGAGGTCAAATACGCAAGACATACAGATATTGCAGGTAGGTTTCTATAATTTGCCTTTGGGCGCATTATACTCTATTATTATACATAGAGGGAAGGGCCTAGCCAGCCAAGATTTAATGATTTACAACAATATATATATATTTTTATAAACAGGAGGTAACAAAAAATGGCATTTAACTCAGCCAAAAATATTCTCGTTGGAGCATCACCACTTTACATTTCGAATTCCGATTCAACTGTAACAGGTTATGTAGAAAACACCGAGCCAGGAATTCTTAGAACAGCAACTGGATCATCAGGTGCCAACAAAGACGGAGTTCCAGCTTTTCAAGCAACTCTTCCATATCGTACTACACTTGATGCAGCACAAGCAACAGCAGGAAACGCTTACCGTAACGTAGGGTTTACAAACAATGGTCTTCAGATCACTTACAACCCAACTTACGATTCAGTAACCGTTGATCAGCTACTTGACACAGCAAAACTTTTCAAGTCTGCAATGGAAGTTATGATTGCAACAGAACTATCAGAAGGAACACTAGAAAATATTCTAGTTGTTTTCGGACAAGGACAAGCAACTCTTAC